ATAGCTTCCCTCTCCTCGACCATGCCGGGGCTGTTCTTTGTTTCAACATATGGAAAGGGCAATTTCAGGCCCTCCGCTTGCTAGCTAGTGAGTGTGCATAATAGGTACCCCTGCATGGGGGCAATGTAAACTAACTCCAAAACCTGGCAGATGATCGCCGCTAGTTGTCTAACCCTTAACCCGGGGGAGATAACCAAGGGTAAAGCTAGCCCGGACTAATTGAAACCATGTAATACTCTGTAAACACTAGCCCCGCTCCCAAGGGATAATACCTCTCTGTTTTAACTTTTCTAAAATCTTAAACCGGGCCAGGTTTTGGCCCGGCGTTAAAACCAGAAAAAACAAAGACAAGCTAACGCCTTTTTCTTCTACGCTTTTGGGAAGCTCCGAAGAAAAAGGAAAAACAAAGAAAAACCCATTGGCAGATTTTAAAGCTTTTAAGATTTGATATACGGCGAACCGGTTTTGTGAGCCGTCGATTAAACTTCAATCTCCGTCTATCGTTTCTAAAAAAAAAAGAAACAAGCTTTTCCAGTCTTGAGACGGGAACTTCTATGGCTAAAGCATGTAACAAAGACGTAGAGAAGTTGTAAGGGAGTTGTAACGGGGAGGGGGAGGAGAAGGGGCACGCAGACACAAAAACAAATACAAATACAGGTCTAATCTTTTCCATGAACAACAAATTTTATTTCAAGAGATATAAAAAATAAGAAAAGAAAAGCCTAGAGGCTTAAATGACAAAACAGTTAGCGTTGGCAAAGCAATTTGAAATGAAAGATGGAGTGAAAGTTAAGCCACTTTATATTAAAAATATGTCCGTAGACGACTGGATGTTGATCCAACAGATACAACAGTCGTTGGGGGCAAAAACAACTGCGACGGATGCTGTCCGATGGGCCATCCGAAAAGCCGGAGGTAGGTTCTAATGTCTTCTTTCTTGAGTAGCTATAGTGGCCCTGGGTGTGGGTGTTAACATGGCCTTTCTGAAAAAAATTAAGAAGTTAGGGTTTGTAGGAGCATTGATATTAACCCCCTTGGCCCTGTTTGCGGCTCGGGGTCCGATGGTCGTTGAAGCTCCTTTTGACATCTGCACGGCCCCGTTCTCTGTCTCTGTTTCGTCTTTTGCTTGGACAGCGGTTCCGTCTTCCAACTGCACCGGACGAACAGGCATCTTCATCAACAGCCTCAGCACAAACATCGGGATGACGCGGTGTATCCCGTCCGCGACAAGCGCAACCCCCTCCCTGTCAACGTCTACGTATGCGGTTTGGTGTATTCTCCCCGTCGCCTCCGCAGAGAAAATAGAGGCGAGGGACTCCGTGTATATTTTCTGTGTCACCACAAACACCGCAGGATCTGAAACTGTTTCTGGTGTGGAGTATAAACAGTAATGGCGGGCTTGGAGGACAAAAAACCAAAGCCGACATGGCTTTCTTTCGAGTTTCTGGCCTCTTTGGCTGGGATCTTGGGAGCCGTTCTGGGGGCTAAACATGGGGTAATTCCGCTAAACGCCTTGTCCCTGCTCCTGGGGCTGTTTGCCTTTGCCTATTCCCTGTCCCGGGGCCTTTTCAAAATGAACAAAGGCGTGGGTATGGTTAGCTGGAAAACAACGGAATTTGGCTTTGTGGTGGGAACAGTCGGCCTGGGGTGGCTTTGCGTCCCCTGGCTTAACCTCCCCCCTTCCCAAGCGGCGTATTTGACCCTTGCGAGTTTACTTGGTGGGGTCGTAAGCCGTGGATTGGCGAAGGTTTACAACACCTCAACGGCCACAGTCTTTAATATCAGGTAAAAATGGACGCCCTAGAGTTTAACCTCATAAACCAACACCGGGTTCCTGGGTCTAAAACCCCGGTTCCGGTTATTACGGAAATCATCAACAACGGCTCCGCAAAGCCCGAGTATGTTGGGGTAGCGAAACGTGGGTCCGCGACATCTGACGCGGCCTGGGTTGTTACGAAGATCACATATTTTGGAGATGGAACCGTTTCTAAGGTTAGAACGTCCCCTCCCAACTCCATTATGGACAACTACCTGACGCTCACTTATGCTTAAAAAAGTTTTCGGCACACTGGTGCTTTTTGCACTCACAGCCACGGCTCTGCTTAGAGCCGCCGAATATAACCCCATAACAGGAAACTGGTATGACATCACCGGAGGCTCCGGGGGTCCGTCTCTAACTTCCACCCAAACCTGGAGCGGGGGTAACACCTGGAATTCTTGGACAGTTCACGTCGGAACCACAACGTTCAACGACCAAGTTACGATTTCAACAAACTCTGCCACAACCATCTCTCAAATCTTGGCCATCAGGAACAGCGGTTCCGGAGACGCGGGTGTTAGCTTCACCGCCGGGGCCGTCAATTACGCCATCGGTGTCGACAACTCCCACGTCAGCGACAGCTTTACTTTGGCCGCGACTTCCGAACTCGGGACTTCAAACATTTGGTCCGTTACCCCCACCGGAGTCCAGACCGGCCCCGCAAACATGGGCGTTGGAAGCTATACCCCTACGACTGTTGTGGGTATTGGTGTCGATAGCCGGGGGAGTTTGACCTCTGGGACACGGATAGGTGTTGACGCTTACGGAACCAAGAACGACGCCGGAGCCAGCGCAAACAACGTCATTGGATTTGAAGCTGTCGGACAAAACCTAGGGTCTGGGAACGCCGCCGGTTTACGCGGGCTGATCACCCAGGCCTACAACGCCCCCTCCGGGGGTGCGCCGACGTTTTCTTATATGCGGGGAGTGGATGCCAGCGTCTTTACACAGGGAACGGGTGCTGTTGCTAAAGCCCATGTTGGTCACTTTGTTTTGGGCGGAACAGCGGCTGGAAACGTAACGGATGGAGCCGGTGTTTTCATCGACTCTCCAACCGCTCTTGGAACTTTGGGGATTTATAAGGGCCTAGAAATTGCGGGTGTGGGTGGGTCTCAGTCTTGGGCGGTTTTCTCTTCGACAGGTAAAAACTATTTTGGTGGGAACGTGGGGATTAGAGTTTCTTCCGCCACAGACGCCCCCCTGATGGTTCTGGGAGAAGATAATTGGACCGTTATGGTTGCCTCCATCAACGCGATTCAGGCCAATGTTACGGGAGCCGACACCTTCGCCTCGTTCAACTCCAATACCGGACAAGAAGGGTCTATTACGGGAACGGGGGTCGCCGGGGTTCTTGCCTACAACACCTTTACCGGATCTCATTGGACGAAGGTTAACGGTGTCCCGCACATGCTGGCTCCCCTTTGTTCTACAGGAAAACAATACTCGGAGTCAAATAAACCACAACTCGTCGAGAGCGAGGTCTGTTCCGAAGAAAAGGCGAGAGGGGTTCTTGGTTTTTACGGGGGAAAAGACGTTAAGGGAAACGCTCTCGCTCTGGCCCTTGGAACAGGATTTGCTTTTGTGAAAAATACCGGAATGGACGTTGAGATCGGAGACTGGCTCTACACAACGGGGGATGGGGTGTCCGTCCAAAAACAATTTGACGATGTTCGGCGTAACTACTCCGTTGCAAAGGCCCTCCAACCCATTCGGTGGAAACAAGGAGAAAAAACTAGAAAGATATCGGTGACCTACCATGCGGGCTAAACTGCTTCTCCTCGCTGTTCTCTTTATTCCAAGTGTTTCGTATTGCGATTTACGATGCAAGCCGGTTGAGATTATTGGAGACGACGCCATTAGGGTTGTCTGTAACGATGACACCGGATTTTCGGTAGCAGTATCCAGCGACGAGGTTAAGATAAAAATTCAACCCGACGGGACAATTTCCCAAGCCGACGCCGACGTTTTTGCCGACTTTCTTAAGACCTTTTATGAAGACGCCAAGAAAGAAGAAAACGATAAAAAACTGGCCGACGAGGCAAAAAAGAAAAACACCACTTCTGAGTTTGTGATTCCAGACGCAAAGGTTAAGAAAGCTCCAAAGGCGATCGCAGAGGAAGTTATCCCCGTAGGCTAAAAACATGGCGACAAAACCAACCCCCTCAAAAGAAAACGTGAAGTTGGAAGGCCTCCGTAGCAAGGCCGTGGAAAAGTTTTTTGGTCTTACCGAACGGATGATGAAGCATATCGAGTGGTCTATGGAAGCCACGATACCGTGCCCACATTGCTCCATTAAAGACGGGAACCACGTGCCGGGGAAGGCCATTGACAGTAATGGCAACTGCGCCATGTGCCACAAGACCTACGTCATCCCCGACAAACAACAACGAAACTGGGCCATCGAACAGGCTCAGCCGGTCATTGCGCCCGCCCCCAAAACCATTGAAGTCAACGTGGATCAATCGTCCAACGTCCCCGAGCTGGCGGATGTTGCCAAGAAGCTAACAAAAGAAGAGCTTGAGAATAGGCTTAAGATAATTTCTCTTTCTGTTGAAGAGGCCGGTAGTGTCTCTAAAAACGGAACTCGATAACGAAGAAGCAATAGCCAAGTATTCTCTTTCGGCGGCGGTGTTGCTGAAAGAAAAATGTAGGAGAGATCCGGTGTTTTGGCTCTCCAACTACGTGAAGACGGTAAAAGAACACCGCAAGGACGACGAAGAGGCCGTCCAACCGTTTCCCATGAAGCCTTACATTGCCCCCATTGTGGAGGAGTGGCTTCAGTCTTCGATTTTGCACATCGTAAAATCCAGACAAATGTCGATGTCGTGGCTTTCTTTGGCGATGTTGCTGTGGGAATCTCAGTTTAACGACTATTGTCTCAACGTCATCATTAACAAGGCCCTCGAAGACTCGATCAACGGCGTTGAACGGGTGAAGATGATGTATAACAGCCAGCCCGCGTGGCTAAAGCATCTCTGCCCCACGGACAGAAAAATGCGGGACATGCCAAGGGAGTATCTAACATTCGCTTGTGGGTCAAAAATTCTGGCTCTCCCACAAGGAGCCGACAAGATTCGAGGTCTTGTTCCTAAAACGGCGCTCATGGACGAGGCCTCGTTTCAAGACGAGTGTGAATCTACTTATGGGGCCTGTGTCCCCTGCTCTAAACGAATTGTGTGTGTAAGTTCGGCGGGGCCGGGGTTTTTTCAACGGCTTGTGGCGGCGTAATGGACACCACGCTTCTTAAGGGGCTCAAGAAAACCAAAAACGCCTCGGGCCACTCCGTTTTATGGCTCCATTATTCCGCCGATCCCAGTAAAGACCCTGATACGGAAGACGGAAAAGCCTGGGTGGAAGCCGAAGAGAAAAAGTATTACGGTGGAAGGTCCGGTCTGAAGTGGCGGGCCGAGATGGAGATGGACTTTAACGCCGGTCTGGGTGAACTGGTTTTTCCGACACTCATCGAGATCGAAGACAAGGTTTTCATAGACCCGTTCGACATAGACGACTCCTTCACCTTATACGGTGGGATGGATTGGGGGACTCGAAACCCCGTTAGCTTTCACGTTTACGCCGAAGACCAGAACAAAAATTTTTACTCCATTTGGGAATACTACGCACAAAGAGCCCTGATTGGAGACGTGGCCCAGGCCATACGGATGTGCCCATATTACGATCGGCTTCAATGGATCGCCTGTGACCCGACAATGTTCAGCCAGACCATTGTGGCGAAAGACGGGTTCACCTCCGTAACCGAAATGATCACGGACCACGACGTAGTGGGAAACTTTACCGTGGACAAGCTCATGCCCGGTCACGGCAGAAGCGACCAGTCCATGATTGAGAAGATGAAGGTGTTGTGGAACATGGACAATCCAGGAATGAAAATTTTTAAAACCTGTCCCAACCAGATACAGGAAATCAGAAACCTTAAATATCCGGAACGACAGGAACACCGAAACGAAACTGAAAAAATCTTAGACAAAAACAACCACGCATGGGACGACATGAAATACTTCCTTTTGTCGCATCCCTACGCAATTAAAACAGAACAGAAGCCAAAGTTTGGAACCGTCGCCTACTACAACGAAATCTCGGATATGGCCTCTATGGCGGCGGCACGAAAAGGAACGTCTGTTCAAGACGAATTCAATAACCTATGGGGAACGACACTCTAATATGGAAAATAACGTAGAAAACGCGCAAGACCCGAAGAGAGACCTTGAGACACGAAACAAAATCGTGAATCTTGTCACGTCTACGTATAGAAACAACAAGGAAAAGTTTGATAAAGAGTGCCTGAAGTATATTGACGCTTTTTCCCAACAGTTTAACGGAATTTTTCCAGAACATCTTTTAAAGTCGGATCGGGTGGATGTGAACGTCATCTATCAGGTCATTCAGTCCATTGTTCCCGTTGTCTACTTTAAAAACCCCAAGGTTTTTGTCAAGTCTTTGCAAGAAAAGATTGTCAAAACCGTCACCACTCTCGTTACGGACGAGAACGGGGAAGAGGTGGAGCAACCGGTCATTGAAAACGGACAACCCGTTGTGGAAGAATACGACGGCCCCCACGCGGCCCTGTCTCTTCAGGCCGCTATTAACGAAAACATCGCTAAAGCCGATCTGAAGGGTGAAACTAAAGCCGCCATTAAAGACGCTCTCTTAACTTTCTATGGGGCCATCAAGAGCGGGTTCGGAAACGATCAAGGTGTGGCGTCTATGGGAGAAGAGGGGGCTCCTCCGTCTATTCGAGAAGAAGTAAACGCCAACTCCGCCTATGGTATTCGTCTTACGCCTTGGGACGTGATTGTTGATCCGGTAGACTTTTATCATCCGTCTTGGATTGCCGTTAGATACGCCGTTCCTCCTGAACAACTACAGAACGACACGCGGCTAAACTATCGGGACAAAATTAAAGGAAACACAAAGCTTGACGACAAGAAGCTTTCAAAAACCATAGCGTCCGACCCCGAAAAAGAGACGCCCTTGGCGGAGTATTTTGAGGTTTTCTACAAGCCCTGCGCCAAATACCCCGAAGGAAAGTATTTCATCTTTTCCGAAGAGGTAAAGGACGGTTTTCTCTACGAGTCCGATTGGCCCACGAAGTCCAAAACTTTCCCGGTTAAGATTTTGTATTTCGTGAGAGATCCTCGAAACGACCTCCCAATTCCTCCGATGCGGTATCTGATTGGGCATCAAAAAGCCAAAGCCAATCTGCGAAACACGGAATACGAGTATGTCCAACGAACGCTTCCTTTTCTGATCATGAACACCTCCGCCATGAAAGACGGAGAAAAAGCGAAGCAACAGATCGAAAGCTCTCAGGTCCCCAGGGTATTAACAGCGACTCAACCGCCCGAACGGGCTGTGGGTCAAGCGTCTTTCCCCGCACTTTCAAGCGATTTCCGAATGTTGGAAGCAAACCTGGACAACGACGTGGCGAAGGTTAGCGGGATCACAGGAACCGTTGCCCCCTCCACAAACCAAGACCAGTTGGCTACGGGCCTTAAAATTGCCGCTAACACGGAACAGGTTAGACAACAAGAGCTTGCGGACGCTGTTTCGGATTTTGTTAAGTCCATTTTGGAACATTGGGTGGATCTCTACAAAGAGTTTGCTCCCCCTGAAAATTTTTCAGCAATCGATGGAGAGAAGTTCCCTGTGGCTTGGAGTCGAGATCAGATTCAGGGAGATTTCAAGCTAGAAATTAAGCCGTTCTCCATGTCATATGAAGATCCGGTGATTGTCCGCCGACAGTTCATCGATCTTTTAAATCTTTTGGCAAGCCCCGATGTTCAGGCGTGGGTTAAGGAACAGGGCTACTATATCGATGCGGTTAAAATTCTTACCCGTATTTTCGAGACCTACGAAGAACGGGACATTAACAACTTCATTCGAACCGAACTTTCCAAGCCGGAAATGCAGGTAATGGACGCGCTTAAGGAAAACGAGGCTTTGGCGACCGGAGACCCTACGGGGTCGGTTGCTGTTCTTCCTGAAGACAACCACAAACTTCATATTATCCTCCACAGTCTTATTGGACCCGCCGGAGCCAAGCATACTTTGGAGCATCAACAGGCGATGCAGGGAGCCATGCCTATGGGCTCTCCTGGGGGTGGAAACTCCGAGGGTCTTCCGACAAACGGTGTGGCGGTAAACCAAGAAATGCTACGACAGCCTCTTAACCCAAGCCCCACAAACTCTGAAACGGCCATACGCAGAGAAGCGACGAAAACGAGGTAATAGCGTGGGAATGGAATTTCAAAACGAAAGGTGGGTTTTGGTCTGTGGATCGTGCAAAACGAAAAACCCACAAGCGTGGGAAAAAAGAGGAGAAACAGAAACCTGCTCCTCCTGTGGAATAGTCAAAGACGAGTCCCCCAGGGACTTCCTCGGTCAAAAAGTTCGTGTTCCGACGGAACGACTCGGGACTTACTCTTATGCTATTGGTGAAGAGGTTCGGTCAGCGAGACACTACGCGGACATACTCAAGAAAAACAGACTGGTGATTAAGAAAGCCTAAAATTTGACGGGAAGCCGCCGTCGTAAAATAACCGGGCGAAAACCGTGCGGAAGCACCGTGAAGCCGACGAAACGGGCGACAGGAGAAACAAATGGCTGACCAGCCGACCGAAACAAACGCATCAACAGAAGTGACGGACGCTAACACCGTTCAACCTGGTTCTGAAGCAGTTTCAGGCGCAGAGGGCTCCACTCCCAACGCCCCTGTATCTGATGAAGCTCCCACGAATGAGGGCCAACCCCCCGCTTCGGAGGAAGGCGAACCCGAAATTGAGTTCGTAAAGGACGAAGAAGGAAACGAGTTTATCCCGAGGAAAGCCTTTGAGGCTCGTATGGCCAAACTCACGGCACAGAAGCACGATGCCGCCTCTCAAGTCCTTGAAGCCATCAAATCCGATCCTGAAACTAGGGGCCAGGTTCTTGAGGCTCTCGGTATTGATCCGGAGGCGTTGTCTGCCCCGGCGAAAACCGGTCCCCAAGAACCGACGGTGTTCGAGGACTTTTTGTCCAAGAACGTCGCTCCTGAGCAACACGCTTTCCACAAACAGTATGCAGACTCGGTTTTTCAAACGATGCTTCCGCATTTTGAAAAGATGCTAGAAGAGCGAATGAAGCCTGTTCTTTCCCACATCGGAAAACAAGAGGTTAACTCCTTCGCGTCAAAGCACCCCGACTATAACAAATACGCCGGGAAAATCCGAGAACTGATCATGTCTGGGAGAGCTAAAACCCCCGAGGACGCCTATCGCATTGTCACATGGGACGATAAAGTTAGAGGTGCTGGAGCCGCCGCCCTGAAGACAGAGAAAACCCGACAGACGACCCTCGCTTCCACCCCGATTAGAAAAACGGGTGGTATCCCCGGAAAGACGACCGTTAAACCTACGAGTTTACGGGACGCTTTCGAAAAGACCGCTAAAGAGTTGGGGATGGCCTAAAGCGGTCTAATTCATAAGGAGCAACAACAATGAGTTCTCTTACACGCGGCGTTCCCAACGTCGACGACCTTTTAGCCTCTACGCTCGATCATTATCGTGAAGATTTGTTTGAGCAATGGTATAAAGGTAACAAAATCACGAAACAGCTCTTCAACGCCGGTTCTATTGAAGAGGTTGATGGCGGCAACGACATCGTTCGTAACATCGCGTTCCAAAAAGGGTCCACGGTTGCTAAAATCACCGCGACCTCCGCGATTTCCGTCAATCCGGCCCAACAGTTCACCCAGGCCAAGTTTTTGTTTTCCGGCCTCGGTGGATCTGTGGTGTTGCTGGACTGGGAAGAAGCGCAGAACAGCGGAAAGTCCAAGCTGTTTGATCTTCTGACCGAACGAGTCAACAACGTCAAAGAGGAAATGCAACAGCAGTTTGAAGCGTTTGCTTTGGCCTCCGTGACGGCTGATACCACGTCCATCTGGTCTTTGCTGGACATCGTGGATGCGGCTAACCCCTCGGTGGGTAACTACGGCGACATCAGCCGAAGCGCCTATTCTTGGTGGCAAGCGACCGAGATTGCGTCCGGCTCTATGGCGACGCAAGGCTTGGAAGACATCCGAACCGGTTATAACACCGTCAGTCGGGCCGGAACGGACCCGATCACGTTTCTCGTGACAACCCAGACCGTTTACGAAGCCTATCATGCGCGGTTGACCACGTTTGAGCAGTTGGTGAACTCCGACGAAAAGCAAGGCGATTTGGAGTTTGATTCTCTGGCCTTCTCCAAAAAGCCTTTCTTCTTCTCGGAACAGATGCCCACCGGTGTTCTGCTCGGGATTAACGGGAAGCGAACGAAGCTGGTTGTGAACAAGAACATGAAGTTCAAACAACAGCCTTTCGTTCGGTCGCAAGGTGGTCAAAACAAAGCCGCCATCATTCAGTTGATGTGCCAGCTGGTTTGCACTCGCCCCGCTTCCAACTTCAAGTTGACCGGTCTCACGGCTTAATCGTAGCCTAACTAAAAGGAGGCTATAAATATGGCCGCTAAAGTTCCTACAAACGTCAAGAACCTTGGAAAGTTGAACGGGCTTCGTATCATTAAAGCTTCTTTCACCGGAACCGTTTCTTCCAACGACATTGACAACGCCGACACTTGGGCTTCCGGCATCAAGGGCATCGTCTTAGCGTTTTTTGCTCCGACGACAACTACTGGTGCCGTGGCTTGTGCTGTGTCTGGCACCACAATTACGTTCGCGTGTTCTGCGGCGAACCAAATTGGGGACATCATTGTATTCGCCCGTTAAGGAGGGCAAAATGTTTAAAAAAACGGTGTTGCTGTTCACCCTTCTGGCGGGTTTTGTCTCCATGACCTACGCTGGTGGGGCTGTTGGGACCGCTGGTGCGGCGGAAGATGCGTCTCGCTCTGCGGAGTATATGTATGTTTATAACGCGGACGGAGTTTCTCACGCCGTTGGGTCTGTTATGGTTCTTAAGGCCCCCGCTACGTCCTATCCGGGCTTGGAAGTTTCGACGACCACCACCATTAACAACAGTCTCGTTGCTGGTGTGGTTGCGTTGAACGCCATTCCCGCTACGGGTTGGGGTTTTATCCAGACCTACGGGTATCACCCTGCCGTTAAAATCGCCCAGGCCAACACCGCTGGCGACATCTTGGTCACCACGACCACGGCGGAGTCGTCTGGTTTGTTCACCATTGCTATGGCGACCGGAACGGCGACCCAGGAAGGTAAACAGGCCTATGGTCCGTTTGCCATCACCCTGGAAACCACCACGTCCAGCACCACGGTTAAAGCGTTCATCGTTCATAAGTAATTAGCCATCATCTATTGCAGTTCGGTGGGTTCTGCCTCTAGGCTAGACTACAAAACCCCCAGAACACAAACGGGTTTGGCCGTTCCCGATAAAAACGGCCACGATTTGAAACATAAGCGAAGGAGAAAAAAGTGCCTAAGTGGAAACGAAACGAAGAAGGCGATCTGGTCCCGGTGGACGACGCCGCCAAGCTTGAACACGCTCGAAAGCTTCACTCCGAGGGAAAAATTAAGGCTGGGGATCTCGCCGCCGTTGAAAAACGACACGATCATCTAGTCGAAAAAGCTCTTCTTGAAGACAAAAAGAAACAAGAAGAGGAAGAAAAAGCTCGAGAGGAAAAAGCTCTCAAAGAGGTGAACCAAAATGCCTAAGTTCGAATCAAAGTTGGTGGAGGCGGAAAAGGATCTCGGTAACGGTCGTGTTCATCCCGGTAAAGTGGCCCTGATTCCTTTGGATGACGCGGCGATGGTGTCAAAACACGCCGAAGCGTCTTTGGCCGCTGGGATTTGGAAACCGGCCAGCGGGAACGCCATCAAAGAAGCGGCCAAACGACTGGCTGAAGCCGAAAAGAGGGAAGACATTCGTTTGGGTCGTCGCCCACCCGAAAACAGCTAGTAATCGGAGAGGGGCCGGTTTTCCCCTCACAATTTAGGAGCCTGTCTTGGGAAATTTTATAACTCATGTAAACACCGTATTGGGATGCTTGAGGGAAGCCCCCATTACTTCTCTGTCCACGGACCCAACGACAGAAGCTTATCGGGCTCAAGTCGCTGTCCGACGGGCTATTGCTCGTGTATGGAACGCAAAACAATGGGCATTTAAGAAAGCCAAGAGAGTTCTGAGCTTTTCCCCGGCGGCAGACTCTTTTATCGGTTTGTCAAGAGTTTATGCTTTGCTCCCAGACATTGGGGACGTTTATGCCATTGAGTCCTCGGCTCAGCCTTTCCTTCTTACCCCCATAAGAGAAGCGGCTCTTTATGACGCTGTTGCTGGCCGAACGGATACTGGTGTGCCCGAGGTGTATGCCTTGGGAGGTCCTACGGGGAGATGTAGTTGGACGGGGGTTCAAAGCCTAAACATTACCGCGACCAACCCGACCGCAGACGCCGGGAAAAGAGTTACCGTTCGTGGGGTTACTTCCTATAACCAAGTTCAAGAAGAAGAGGTAACCATTCCAGCCTCTGGAACAATTTTCACCACAAACAGTTTCTATTATCCGGTAACCGTATCAAAAGAAGTAACGGCGGCACCGGTGTATGTGTATACGACTTCAGGATTTATTTACACCTCCATCCCAGCCCATGCGAGTTTTCAACCGGATCGAGAACTAATTCTTTTTCCAACCCCCGCTTCTACCACACAGGATTTCTCCTTAACGGTGTTTAACTTCGCTCCCCCACCGGTTCCCCAGAACGCTTCTTCGGCTTCTGGTATCCCTGATCGGTGGGACTATGTGGTGGACCAGTTTGGGTTCGCTCTTGCGCTCCAGTCAAAGGGACAAGACCAGGGGACGGAATACAACGCACAGCTCCAGGTGGCAATCAAGTTTCTTGAAGAGGACATGGTGGGAGAAGAGGAAGAGTCTGCGGAAGAGATAATTCAGCCCGGAAAATGGGCTAAAGGCGGGTCAATCGCTTGGAACAATTTTCCTCCAAACTACAACGTAGAGGAATAACAGCTTTTTTCCTCCTGTTCGTCGCCAATCTCTTTGCGGCGGACGCCCCTCCCGTAACAATTAGGGATTTTTCCCCCGGCCTAGTTACGGCCAGGGACTCTACGATTATTCCAGATGGAGCCGCCTCTGACCTGGAGAACGTAGACGTTTACAGAGGAAAAATAGAAAAAAGAAAAGGCTCTGCTAAGATAAATACTACGGCGTTGGGGGGTTTTTCCTCCCAAAGTGTTCGTTTCGGAACGGAGTTTGTAGACCCTTCCAACTATTTTTGGCTTGTTTCTCTGTCAAGTAACACGCTTTTCGCCTCTTCGGACGGAGGAGTTTCCCAATCAACCAGCACCAGCGGTTTTGGGCTAAGCACGACCACGCACCTTTCTTCCGCCAACGGTTTTGGAAAGTGCTATTTGGTTTCTGGAACTACTTGGCCAATAACTTTCAATGGAAACACTTGGGGCCAGATAACCACAGCTCCTCTTGGGTCGGTGACAGCTTTTTGGTCTGGACGGCTATGGATCGCCAATGGTTCCGTGTTAACTGGAAGCCGGGTATCCGATGACACGGACTGGACCGATAACGGCATTGACGACGCCGACGCCTTTTCGGCTACTATTCGGAACGCCTATGGGTATGAGATTACGGCTTTGGTTCCTTTTGGGCCGGACCTGATGATTTTTACCGCCAGATCGCTCGATAGGTTGGTTTTAAATAGCGACGGCCTGACGTTCTCTTTGGTCCCCGTCTCTGGGAGCTTGGGGTCTCTGTATGCGGAAACGGTAAAAGAAACGGACAACGACATCCGATGGCTTGCCCATGACGGGGTGTATTCTTTTAACGGGTCAACAATAAAACGGATCAGCGAGGCCATTCAGCCATCAATCGAAAGCATACAACAGCTTGTTCCTTCGGGTCGTAGGTATCAGGAAACTTCTCAGTCCCAGTTTGCGGCTGGAACTTCTTCTGGAACCGAGTCCGGCGTTGTCATTGACAGCTTGGTGCTTTCCACGTGGACGGCAACAGACACTTCGGGAACAGATTTTGGTTTGGGGTCGTTAACCAACGTAACCACACAAACCATCTCTGGTCTCCTTCAGCTCTCCACCTCTTCCGTTGCCAACATCGCTAATGGCGGATTTGATTCGGGATCAACCTCTTGGACTATCACAAACGATGGGACTGTTCTTCCTTTTACAACCTCTTCTAATTGTCGGACCTCTACTTGCATAGAGTGGGCCGAAGGGGGGAGCGGGAGCTACTCGATTCCAGATCCGCTTTATGTTGCCATCTATGATCTTTCTGGAAACGTATTAGCGTCGCAACGAACCACGGATTCAGAGGGGTCGGGGTATCATTCTCACACATTGGATTTATCCGCGTTTTTGGGGCGATCCGTGAAAGTTGGCTTTAACGTAAGCGAGAGCGGAACTTCTGCCACTTTGTTAAGCAATGCGTTTTTTTGTGTCGGGGGGGTAATTACTTATTATGGCCAGACACAAAGCGTTGGCGGTTTTCACCGACAATGGATTGACGACGTTACATTGAATGTCGGGACGAACACGGTTGGGAGCTTTGTGTCGAGAACCTTTGATACTTCTTTTCAGAACGGAGCCGGGTTTTTTCCCTCCACGCTCACATTCGGCACCAATGGGCAAAATGTATCGTTTTACACCCAGACTTCGGCAGACGGTTCTGCTTGGGACGCAAGAGTCGCCCTTTCCACCACTACGGGTTTGGTGGGGTCTACGACACGACGCTATATACGGTATCAGGTTGATTTCTCCACAAATGCCGCAGGGACCGGGCTACCGTATGTTTCGGACGTAACTTTTGGAGCTAGACGAGCCTATGGTCGGTATAAGACGCCCCACATTTTTGTCAGCGGTATTACGTCGTGGGGAACCTTTGTCGGAAATGGAACCGCTAACGGTGGGTCCATCACCTACGAAATCTACACCGATACCGATACCGACATGCCGTTTTCGGGGGGAGTGCTGACCCGTTTTGTTTCCAGCCAGACCATCACTAGTGGAGCCTCTCCCACCATAGCTACGAACACTTACGTCGTTATTGGGGCATCCTTCTCCATCACCTCGGCCACCCAAGCTCCTCAGGTGGACGATGTCTCTTTGGCTTGGAACGAGTCCGATCCGACGGTGTTCCCCGCCTCAATCTGGTGGAACCAAGGATACTACTTGGCTCTTTCCGTTAGCTCTCAAACCATAGACGATACCATTTTCGTCTATGATCAAAATGGGGCCTGGACAAAATACACCGGACTCCCCGTGAGAAGCATGTGGACGTATAGAAACCGGCCATATATCGGACTTGGGGGGGACGGGTATCTTGTTCGATTTCAAGAGCCCGGAACATTCAGAGACTATAACGGGTCAGCGATATCTGCGTTTTGGACGAGTAAAAATTTTGATCTGGGGTATCCGATAACCGGAAAAAGTCTTTTGCGATATTACCTAACCGGAGACGCTTTAACGGGGTCCAACGTCACGTTTTCCTACGGCGTAGATCGGGGAACGCTTACGGGAACGTCCTATTCTTTGAACCAAACAGGATTTTTTAAACAGGTCGTGAAACCCTCTTCTTTAACGTATTCAGAAGGGGTTCAGCATCGGTTTAAGCTTTCAGACTCCACTCTGGACGGTCAAATGACCATCGTGTCTGTTACGGGGCTTTGGCGAGTCGGAACAAACCCATAGAGGCCACATAAATGCCATCTCCTTACGACGCATATCTTCAGGCGATAGAGAACCGACCCGCTGATGCGGCAGATCCCTCCTCGTTCTATACCCCGGAACTTCAAAAGGCTTTTCTAGATCAACTGATTCAGGGGTCAAATGACTCCTTGGCCCAAAACCGGGCCACTATCAGCGGTCAGGGAATCGTCAGCGGGTTTGGGGTGGGAAACACCTCCCGAGACGCCACGCGAAGGGCTAAAGCAGATAGCCAGGCCATGAACGAAATCGTTCAGGGGGCCGTGAATCAAGCCGCCGAGGTTGAGGCTATGCGGGTCGCACAAATAGAAGAAGCAAAACAGCGGCGGTTTAACCAAGACCAGTCGAAGCTAAACCAAGAGCAACGGTTTAAACTGGCCCAACAGGGGTATGATACGACGGTGGCTGAAAACGCGACCTCAAGAGCCGAAGCGGCTAGGGCGGGGCGACAAGATCTTTTGGTTGGAGGGCTCCAGGGCATAGCGTCCTCAATTCCTAGCTTTTTTTCGCCTTCGTCAGGGAACCCCAGTCCCAGTTACAAAAGCGTAGACCTTTCTCCAAAACTTTCTCTCTATTCGCAACCTTATACGAGGGTGACTCGAACGAGAGATCTTTCGATGTTTCAATAGAGGAAAAACATGCTCCCTTACTACCAAGACCCAGAATTTTTAGCGAAACTTAGGGCCATGCAAACACCCGCTCAAGTAAGCGGCCCGTTTTCAGCCACTCAAGCCGCTGTTGCTCAACGCTACGCCAACATAAACCGAAACGCCACGGACTTGGGCCTTCGACGAGCCCAAGCCGACGCCGGTTATCGCGCCTCGCTTTTTAATACTGGTTTGGCCAATCAAGGGTATGAGGCGGAAATTGCCCGACGGGCGAACGCCGTGACCGCTGACGCCGCAATGCGTTTTCGACAGGATGCGGCCGCAAGACAGCGTTCCGCAGACAGAAAAGCGAGACGCCGGGCGTTGTTGGTTCAGGGAGTTCAGACGGTGGCGCAGTCGGCCCCAATGTTGTTTCTTTAGGAGAAAAAGATGAGCAAAGCGTATAACGAGGCCGTAGGAGTTAATGCCGTAGGGGCTTTTCTCCAAGCTCTTGCAAAGAAACGGGTCGCCGCTAAAGAACGCGCCCAGACCCTTCAGGACGCCGAGACGGAGTATGAGCGTAAGTTGGCTATGGAAAGGCTTAAAGAAGCTAACGATAACGAAAAACAAAAATACTCCGATTTCGTCGATTTAAACAAAGAGATTTTGGCGGTTAATAAAGCCGGGGTGGAAACAACGCTGTTTGACCCCGCTGGTAGGCCCATTGGTAAGGTTCCGGCCTCTGTAACCCCCGATCAAGCCGCTTCAACCGTTGACGCCCTTAGAAACGCTTTTCAGAAGAGACATGGCTTTGATTTGACTACCGCTCCGTCCAAATCCATTATGTTCGATGGGCAACAGCCTCCGGCTATGCCAGGAGTCTTGCCAGCCTACACTCCTCCTGAACTAAAACCTTCTGCCGAAGGGGCTAAGCCTTCTGGTGGAAAAGGAGGAGCTGGCGGTAGTTCGCAGTTGTTGAGAGACTTAGGAAAAGCTACTGCTGAATACGAGTCCCTTGCCACTAGCACGGAAGACAGCGTAAAAGAGTTGGACAGAATTGAAAAGCTAAATGAAAAGTCTTACGGCGGAGCTATGGGGAGTGTGGCCCTTAAAGCTAATAGGCTCTTAAATCTTGGCGGCAAAAACGACACCTATAAGAACACGGTTGATACGGTGGGGTCGTTAAAAGCCCTTGTTGCTAAGACTCTTAAGTCTACTTTTACCGGAGCTATTTCTGACGCAGAGAGAGAGTATTTACAGGAAGTAAACGGGGCGTCTGAAACATACAACCAAACGGAAAGAGCGATAGCTATTCGGCGGGTTAGGGACATTTTTGAAAAAGCCGTAAGAGCTAAAAAAGACGCGGTGGATAGCCTAGGGGCGACATACGGAATTGTCCCTACATACAAAAACCGACAAAAACAGCCGCAGAAAAGCCTCCCGAGTGTTGCGACGGAAGCCCCCGGTCAAGAGCCGGTGGCGGTATATGAGAGAGACTCAAAAGGAAATCTTGTGAGAGTAAAATAACATGGCGACAATTCTTGTTGAAGGAAAAAAGGTCTCGGTTCCGGACGGCCTCTCTGAAAAAGAGATGAACAAGATCGTTTCGGATCTGGACACCAACCCCCCAAAGTCTATGGTTTCTTTGGCAAAAGAGGCCGTTGCCGCTCCGGTTTTGCCTCTTGCGGCTGGTCTGGGGCTCCCTGGGGCTAAGAAAGCCACAGAAAGAATGTTCGACATACGCGCCGGACGGTTTGGGTTGGGGGCCATGGGGGAAAAAGCGGGACAAGCGGTTGAGTCTTCGGTAAACTCTTCCGTAAAAAACATAAAAGAAAACATCGGGAAAGCGGAAGATTTTATCGCCGCGTCTAAGTTCGCACAGAAAAACCCAGAACTTTCTGCGGCCCTAACAACGTCTTTGACCACCATGCCCAAAATGTCTCTTGGGGTGATAAAATCTGTTTCTCCGTCTTTGAAGCCTTCGGAAATGCAACTTCAAACCGGAGCAGAGGCTCTTGGTCCGGGGGTAGAAATTGCCTCGGAGGCCGCTGGAAAAGGAGCAAAAGTCCTTGCCAAAGCGGCTCTAAAAACCCATCTTCCGCCTTCTGCTCCCGAAGATGCAATGGACATAATTACGAAACACCCAGAGGTCACTAAACCGGGGTATTTCAAAAAACACATAGACGAGTTTACTGCTTCTGTTACTTCGGCCCTAGACGAACTTGTCCAAAAAGCAAAAAACACTTCCAATGCTTTTTTGAAAAAATACGGCAACAAGCCGGTGATGGACGTTCCCACCCTTAAGGGCAATTTTTCAAAGGCTCTTTCTGGGTTGAGACCCGAAGTTATGGCGAGTCAAGAAACAGACAAGGTTTTGTCTCCGGTTTTTGATCGGTTAGACGCGATTGAAAAAAACGGGGGAAAGGTTCCCATTTCGGCCTTGGTGGAATATAAGAAAGTTTTGAAAGACGCTTTTTCTGAGGCCGGAAAATCCGCTAAAACGCAAACGGTTCAGGAAGGGCTCCTTAAAGCGATTAACGACCTAGACAAAACCATAGAGGCCATACCCAAAGCCGGAAAAACAGCGGGAGAAATGCGGCGGTTTCAAAAAGAAAGATACTCGGCTGTTGAAGACCTAAAGTCTTTGGTTGGGGCCGATCCGTCTCTCGATCCTACCGACGCCAAAACAAAACTAAAAGTTGTTTCCTCCTTAAAAAACGCCATTAAGGCAGAAGACACGACCATGCTTTCTACTCTCGACAAGCTAAAACCTGGATTAGCGGAGGAGGCGAGAAAACTTACGGTAGCGTCTAGCGGGGCTTTTGACAAGTTTAAACCGATCATCCCAACTATCGGTATGGCTAACCTTGGGTGGGCGATGCACAACGCCCCCAGAGCGGTTCCCGCCGCCGCTTTATTGGCGGGAGGGTCACTATTAACTTCCCCGAGAACCGTTGCCTCCCTTTTCCGTGCCGTAAATTCCCCCGGAGCCGCAGAAGCCGCAAAAACGGCGTATACCCTTTTTGGAAAAACGGCTACGAGGGGGGCGCAGATGCTCCTCCCCAGCATAAAGAAAAAGCAATGAAAAAGCTATTGATCTTTCTTTTTCTTCCTCTGACCGCATACGCGGGAGACATACGAACGGAAGCCGTTGAGAATCGGGCCGTAAGTCAACTCAACGACAACATCCGCCGTCTTGAGGTCTCCAAAATAGATAAAACACCGGCGGAACTCCATCCTCGAAGGTTTTTCTTCCCCCGCGCCTCGGCTATCCGGGGAACACTTGTGCCTGGGGACATAGGAGAGGCATACCAAAACTCTTTGCAGTTGAATCAGGTGTGTATTGCAACGGCGACAAATAGTAGCGCGTGGGTCTTGCTCTCCACCGGAACAACCGCGATAGTTTGCCCAAACTAGGAGCCAACATGAGCGAAGACCGACGCCTTTCCGACGACCCGACACGAACCGCTATTTTGAAAGTAGCAGATCTTCTTCCCCGAGTGGATCAAAAACTTACCGATCACATAGAGTGGGCAAAAGAAGCGCACCAGGAACAGTCCGCCGCCCTAAAAGACCACGACGCCCGTCTGAAAAACGTGGAAGAAGTTCACACCGACATCAAGCGGGCCATAACTCTTGGTAAATGGGTGGCAGGAGGTGGGCTATCTATTGGCGGGATTGCGGCGTTCTGGGACAAAGTCCATGCTTTCTTCTACCACAAACCCTAAACCCCCTCTTCATTGTGTGAAGTGTGGGAAAGAACTCAAAGACACGGTGATACTCTGCCAGGAGTGTATCGACGAAGCGGAAAAAAGAATCTGGGGGGCCAATGGCTAACATTACCACAAAGATATTGATGCCTGTAGAGGCTCCCGTTTCTTGTCCCTTTGGGCATGTTTCTCCGGGGTTGAGAGACGATAAACCCCATGCTGGCGTGGATTTTGCTTGTAAGGTGGGGGAAGTTGCGAAGGCGGCTTTTGACGGGAAGGTTGTTCTTATAAAAACTTTGGAGGAGGGAACGGAACGAGAAAAGCGGTTTGGAAATAGGTTGGGGCTTTTATCGGCGGATCTTGACGTTTACGCCATCTACGCCCACCTATCGGAGTTTTTGGTTCCTCTGGGGGCCATTGTGAAAGCTGAAACGCCTTTGGCCAAGACCGGAAACACAGGAAACTCGACGGGGCCGCACCTACATTTCGAAACAAGAGACCAAAATGGGCTGGCCTTCAATCCGTTTCCTCAGCTTAGCTCTTAGGCTTTTCAGAATAAAAATAAGCCTACCGACGTTCGGAAGGAGAAACACAAATGTGGATTCCAGATTTTCTGATAAGACTTGCGGGAAAAAAGATTGCAAAAAAGTTAAACCTACAGGAGAATCAAGTGGACAGTAAAAAATGGTATCAGAGCAAAACCGTCTGGGCGGGCGTCGTGGCCGTGTTGTCGGGAACCTACGATCTTGTTCGAGCTAATCTCGCTCCACAACTTCCTCCCATTCCTACCTGGATTTTCACGTTGTTGGGGGCTATCGGTGTTTATGGCCGAGTCACCGCCTCCACTACGATTGAAAAATAAAAACCCCGTCTAACTTCCCACCCC